CCAATGGCCAGGTTGCAATTAGGACCGCTTTAACAGGTGATTCAGCTTTGTACGTGCAATTTTTGCCAGATGGTACAACTGGGTTTAAGCAGGCAGTAAAAGTTTCAAGTTTTGAAATGTCTGCTAGTGTGGATGGACTTGTTGAAGTTAGTATTGAATTAGAGGGCAATGGAGCAATATCAACTGTTTAGGGGGTGTTATTAATGGCTATAGAAGGTAGAAAAGCAAAGGTAAATGTATCTGGAGCGGCTGTAGCCTTTGTAGGAGAAGCTACAACAATGTCGCTTGTTAATACTAAATATCAAATAACTGATACCTCCAAGCAGGTACTAGATAGAACGGCCACAATAAGAGTTCATAAGTATTCAGCTGACCAGTCTGCAGAAGCCGGAACTAATACAACAACTCTTAATCTTACTGGACATGGGTTAAATGTTGGTGATTTAATAATTAATCACACTAGAAGTCATGCCAAAAGATTAGTATTAACAAAACCCAGTAATGACCAGGTAACTGTTGCAGCTATTACGGACCAAGCTAGTGGAGATACCATTGAGAAGTGTCCTACAGAAGCTTCCACGGGGTATACATTAAATAGGTTAAGTGGGTATGTGACATATGGAAGTGGGGCTGTTAGAACTATCTATATTTCCGGTAGTTACTTACCACTTACTGAAGCTGCTGAATCCAATGAGTTTAGTATGTCAATTGAAGCCGATAATCAGGACAACACTAAATTCGGAGCAAATTATATAACAAGGGAACAAGCTCTTAAAGATATTTCTGGAAGCTTGTCTGGTTTTTATTATGACGCTACTTATAAAAATATGTTAGTATCTGGAGACCCCGTTGTTGTTGAATTTTATTCAAATAGGTCAAGTACCTTTGATATGAAAGCTTGGTTAGTTTTAGCAAGTGATGAAATTTCAGCAAGTGTAGATGGGCTTGTTGAAGAGTCAATAGAATTTGAAGGAGCTACAGACTCAGATGGAAGATGTATAACTTTTGATTAAAGGAGTGTTATTATGGTAAATTTGAGAGAAAAGATTTTAAATGCTTGTGATATTGAAGAAAGATTAGTTAGGGTTGAAGCTTGGGATTGTGAAGTTAAAGTCAAAGGTTTAACCGGAGCGGATAGGGCTAAAATCCTTAAAAATTGTATGGATGAAAAAGGTAAACCCGATTTTGAAAAAATGTACCCTGACCTTATAATAGCTTCTTGCTATAATCCAGAAATGGGAGATAAAATTTTTGGTATAGCTGATAGAGCAGCTTTGGCATCAAAAAGTGCGAAGAGTTTAGAACAACTATTTAAAGTAGCTTGTGAATTATCGGGACTTGATGAAAGGGCAGCTCAAGAAATAGAAAAAAACTAAAAGAGCATCCTGAAGAAAGATTTTATTTAAAGTTGGCGGAAACTTTGGGATGCACAAAGGCAGAATTAATGAATCGAATTAGCAGCAAGGAGTTGCTTGAATGGACTATGGAATTTAAGTTAAGAGCCAAGGAAGAAAAGGAAAAGCAAAAAGCACAAAAAGCAGCTAACAAGAAGGGGAGGCATTAAAATGAATATTGCTCAAATGATGGTTAATATAGGAGCTAATATATCAGGATTTTTAGGAGCCATTGATAGGGCTGAAAGCCGGTTATCTTCCGTGGGTAAGAGTCTAACTGATACAGGTAAAAAATTATCAATGGCCGTGTCCCTTCCTGCAGCTGCTGCTGGAGGTTATTTTATTAAATCAGCAGCAGATTTTGAATCAGGAATGTCATCCATTAAAGCTGTTACTGGGGCAACAGAAGGAGAGATGGATGCTCTTACTAAACTTGCCTTAAAAATGGGCCAAGATACAAAATATTCTGCTCTGGAATCTGCACAAGGTATGGAAGAACTATTGAAAGCAGGATTAACAACAGAACAAGTTTTAGGTGGAGGTTTACAGGGAGCTTTAAATTTAGCCGCAGCTGGTAATATAGAATTGAAAGATGCAGCAGAAATAGCTTCAACTGCTCTTAATGCTTTTAAAGCAGACAATTTATCTGTCTCTAAAGCAGCGGACATACTAGCTGGTGCTGCCAATGCATCTGCTACTGATGTTGGAGAGCTAAGATTTGGACTATCAATGGTATCAGCAGTTGCATCCGGTGTTGGTATGAGTTTTGAAGATACGACTACGGCTTTGGCTGCTTTTGCTCAGAATGGTCTTAAAGGTAGTGATGCTGGTACTTCGTTAAAAACTATGTTAATGAACTTACAGCCAACAACAGATAAACAAATTGCAACTTTTGAACAACTAGGATTAGTTACAGCTGATGGAAGTTCAAAATTCTATGATGCTTCAGGAAACTTAAAAAGTTTAGGAGAAATATCGGCTTTATTGAATTCTTCCATGAAAAATTTAACAGCAGCACAAAGACAACAAGCTTTAGAAACAATGTTTGGTTCCGATGCTATAAGAGCTGCAAATATACTTTTTAAAGAGGGTGAAACTGGAATAACTAATATGAAGACTGCTATGGGAAATGTTACTGCAGAACAAGTTGCAGCTGAAAGAATGAATAATCTTAAAGGTTCAATGGAACAACTAAGAGGTAGTGTTGAGACTATGGCCATAACAATGGGTACAATACTTATACCAGCATTAACCAAAGCAGCCGATTGGTTGACAAATCTTACCAATAAGTTTATGGGGCTAAGTCCAGAAACTCAAAAAACTGTTTTAATTATAATAGGTTTAGCAGCTGCTATTGGTCCTCTATTAGTAGTTATTGGAACTATGGCAAGTTCAATAAGCGCAATTATCAATGTTGTAAGATTATTAAACACCCTGTGGAATACTCAAATCTTAGTTGCAATAAAGTCTACTGCAACTTGGATTGCTAATACTGCTGCTTTAGTAGCCAATAAAGTAGCAACTATGGCAGTTAGTACAGCCACAAAAGCCTATACCGCGGCTCAATGGCTTTTAAATGCTGCATTAACAGCCAACCCCATAGGAATAGTTATAATGGCTATAGCAGCTTTAGTGGCGGCAATAATACTACTGTGGAAAAATAATGAAGGATTTAGAAATGCAGTTATAACTGCATGGGATGCAATTAAAGCCACGGGTATAGCTTTAAAAGATGCCATAGTTGCAGCTTGGAATGCTATGGTAGAAGCAGGAAGCAATTTAAAAGATAGAATAGTAGGTATATGGGACGGAATAAAAGACAGTATAAAAAATTCTATAAACTTTATTATAGGTATTATAAATGGTTTTATACAGAAAATTAATGGAATATCAATTAAAATACCCTCAGTTAATATACCTGGAATTGGTACGGTTGGAGGGGGTTCCGTTGGTTTTCCAAAGATTCCCGAAATAACCCCTCTAGCTACAGGAACTAATTTTGTGCCACAGGATATGTTAGCGCTACTTCATAAGGGAGAGGGCGTTACACCTGCTAAGTATAATCCCGCCAATGGTGGAGGCCAGCCAGTTCAAGTCATAGTGTATCTTGGTAACAAAGTTATATACGAAGGTATAGATGATTATCTTGGAAATAAAATAGTAATGAGAGGAAGTTTGGGAGGTGCTGCATAATGGCTTGGACAATTGAAGTTATAAATCCCGCTACAAGTGCAAGCACAGATATAACAAACAAAGTAAGAGCTATACAGGCTGATAGTCAACTTGGTGAGGAATCGGCTCAAATATCTTTAGAATGCTACGGTATAACAACCAACTACAAACTATATTTTATAAATATAAGTGAGGGTGGTACTCTAAAATATGGTGGTGTCATCATAAATCAGAGTGAATCTGGTACAGCTAAACTTAAATGGGTAACTCTTAAATGTGCTGACTGGAGCCATCTAATGAATTGGAGGATTATAGCAGAAATATACAGTAGCCAAAACTTTTCAGACATATTGGTAGATGTTATTACTAAAGGAGTGTCTGAATTTACAACAACCAATGTAACAGCCTATGCTTTATCAATAGACAACCTAGACTTCAGATATATTTATGTTAAAGATGCAGTTAACAAACTTTTTGAACATGCTTATGATTGGTATTGGTATGTAGATGAGAATAAAGACCTCCATTCTTTTTACCAATATGAAACAGAAGCTGCCGCTTTTGAGTATTCTTTGGGCTCTTACAATTTTTTTGAAGGAAGTTTAAGCGTAGAGTATGTAGGTGATAAAGTAGCAAATAGGCTATGGCTTGTAGGTTCTAGACAAGCCGATACAAATTTTATAGACCAATATTTTCCAACCGATGGAGTCCAAACCCACTTTACTTTATCCTATGAGCCTAATTATACAGTTATTTCTCTTGATACAGGGGGTGGCTATGTTGTACAAGATAGTTGCTTAGAAAAAAATGATGATGGTTTACAAGATTTTTTAATTGATAAACAAGGAAAGGTTGTTTATGCTCCAACTTATACATCTCCTCCTGCTACGGGAACTTTAAAAGTCCATTACAGACCTACAAGACAACTTATAGATTATTACGAGAACTATCCTAACCAAGTTACCACAGGTTTGCTTATAGAATCTGTGGTAAAAGATAAGGATGTTACTGACAGAGCACAAGCAATTAGAATAGGAAAAGCTTTGATTAAGAAAAAATCTAATGAACGCAGAATAGTAAAATTAGATACAGATATAGAAATTAAAATAGGGGAGAAAAGAGCCATAAATGTGGTTACTGGAGACTGGAATATAGTTGGTAATTTTGTAGTTAAAAGTGTCAATACAAGTGTGATTTTACCAGATATTGTTAGAAGAACTGTTACATTGGAGGAATTAATATGAAGCTAACTGATGTTATCAATAATGATAATACAAGAATATCAGCACTTGAAACAGATACAGTAAACGATAATGGAACAATTGCAAGAATTACAAAAGTTTAT